ACGAACTGATCGTTAAGTTCGTGCGGTATGCTGATAACCTTACTAGAGGTACGTGGCAAGCTCGCATTTCTAAGTCTTTCTCTTACAGAGTTCCAAACAATGACTTGAGAATTGTATGGATTCCGAATTCGCCCTCTTTCCGCGATTTGACCAAATATTTGACAGAAGACGTTGTCACACGTAGTCTATTATGCAAATTTTTGCGGAAACAAGAGGATGCAACAATGAAAATTTCTGACGTCCGTTGTAAACTTCACGAGGAAGGTTACGATTACACACTTGATTACAATACGTTTTACGGATTGTGCGGTTCCGTCCTTATTGGAGCAGGCAAAAGTAATGTAATTTTGGGCATTCACACAGCAGGTCTAACTGGTATACCAGAAGGTCGTTCGTCGTGGGTGCTTAAACATTACATCACCGATGCGGAAGCCTATTTGGCTAAAGTTCCTGGATTTTGTCCAGCAGCTTCTGAGGGCACAATGGAAACGCGTGTGTATGAGAAACAGTTCTTTGTCTCGAGTGATGTCCACCCGAAAAGTCCGACCAATTATCTTGATAAAGGGACGACTGTGCAGGTGTATGGGCAATGCATTGGACGTGCCACTGCCGTTTCTTCAGTAGTTCCGACCGTCATTTCGGAAGTTGTCACTGAAATAACCGGCGTTCCTCGCCAACACGGTCCTCCGAAGTTCAAGGGACCTGATGGCAAGTCTTCCTGGCATCCTTGGCGTGAAAGTTTAAACAAGAGTGGTAAAACCACAATTGGTGTCCCTGGCCGTGCGTTAATTCGTGCTGTCGAGGATTATCAACGCCCTCTTATTGGACTTTTACACCAACAAGCCTGGTGGCGCACGGAAATCATGCCGCTTAGCAAAGTACAGAATGTGAGTGGTATTGATGGCAAGAAATTTATTAAAGCCATGCAACCTAGCACTTCTGTGGGTTTTCCTTTGTCTGGTTCCAAATCAAGTTATATGGTAGATTTGGATCCTGAGTTATTTCCATCGCATTCTTGTCCGCGTGCAGTAGACGACATGTTTTGGAAAGAAGCTCAAAATATGGAGCGTAAGTATCTTTTAGGTGAGAGAGCTTATCCCGTGTTCAAAGGATGTTTAAAGGACGAACCCACCAAGGTCAGTAAGGACAAGGTAAGAGTATTTCAAGCTGCTCCATTAGCTTTTCAAGTTTTGATTAGGAAATATTACTTACCAATTGCTCGTTTCATGAGCTGTAACCCACTCGTTTCAGAGTGTGCAGTCGGAATTAACGCTGTTGGCCCGGAATGGGATCAGCTAACCCGACATGTAAAACGGTTCGGCTCTGACAACATTTTGGCAGGAGATTATAGTAGTTATGATTTGACTATGTCTCCGCAATTGATGTTTGCAGCTTTTAGCGTGATGGTAAAGATCGCTGAAGAAGCTGGATATCAGCCAGTTTGTCTCACAATTATGAAACATTTAGCTACTGACGTGTGTTATCCAGTTGTGGCTTATAATGGGGACTTGGTGGAACTATTGGGATCGAACCCATCTGGACAGAATTTGACAGTTTATGTCAATTCGATTGTAAATTCGTTGTTGTTCAGAGCGGGTTATTTTACCATGTGTGGTTTGCACGCAGCACCATTCAGGACTCGCGTTTCTCTCATTACGTATGGAGATGACGCTAAGAGTTCGGTGCATGACGATGTTCGTTATAATTTTGACCACATTAAGTTCGCCAAATTTCTGGATGGTGTCGGGATGAAGTTTACTATGCCTGACAAAAATTCAGAAGCCACTGC